GATAGCGGCGAACACCTGCCCGAATCGGCGCAGCAGGAATACCAGGCCAATGCCGAAATACTGAACGCCATTCACCTTATAGTTACAGACCGGCCATCTCGGGCACGTGCTATTGGAAAATCGCGCGGACTGTGGCCTGCCATTGCAAAAGCCGTTTCGAAGCTCGATAAAACAGTACTTCCACACACACTACCACTCAACCACCGCCGAATCCAAGACCGTTACAACCGCTACAAAGCAACCGACAATTCAAGATACGATCGCATTGGTTACGAAAGCATCATTCACGGCAACTGGTGCAACAAAAACAGCGAAAAAATTAACGATGAAGCAAAAGTGTGGCTCCTTAGCCGCTGGTCAAGCATGATTGAACGTGTGGCCACAACCAACCAGTTACACGACGAATACAACCGACTGGCAGTTAGCCAGGACTGGAAACCGCTGAAAAGTGCAGACACCATTCACAACTTTTTGCATCAGCCAGACATTCAACCGCTTTGGTGGGCTGCCAGATACGGCGAACAAAAATCAAAAGAGAAATTTACCTACCAGCACAAAACAGCCATGCCAACTATGCGCGACAGCCTGTGGTATTCCGACGGTACCAAGCTCAACTACTTCTACCAAACCCGTGACGAAAACGGACGCTTTCAAATAAAAACAACCAGCGTGTATGAAGTAATGGACGTGTACAGCGAAGCGCTTTTAGGCTACCACATTTCAGACACGGAAGATTATATTACGCAATACAGCGCTTACCGGATGGCCATTCAAACTTCTCAGCATAAACCTTACCAAATAACTTACGACAACCAGGGCGGACATAAGAAACTCGAAACAGGCGACTTCCTCACCAAGCTTTCACACCTTTCAATTAAAACAAAACCTTACAACGGGAAATCAAAAACCATTGAAAGCGCTTTCGGGCGGTTCCAAATGCAGTTCCTTAAAAAAGACTGGTTTTTCACCGGGCAGAACATCCAGGCCAAACGCGAAGAAAGCAAGGCCAACATGGAATTCATTATGGCCAATAAACACAACCTGCCAACCCTCGAAGAAGTGCACGAAACTTACATTAAACGCCGCAACGAATGGCAGAACGCCCCACATCCGAAAACCGGTGTGCCACGCATGGAAATGTACCGCCAAAGTAGCAACCCCAAAGCCGTAAAAGTGGAATTGATGGATATGGTTGACCTGTTCTGGATGTTGCGCGAAAAACCGGTAACCTGCAACGCTTACGGCATTTCATTTCAGGAAAAAGGCGAAAGGTACCATTACGAAGTTGTTTTACCTAACGGAATGCCCGACATCAAGTGGCTGGCCCGGAACATCGACAAAAAATTCAGGATTAAATACGACCCGCAGGACTTCTCCATGATTTACCTGTACGAAGAAACGCCACAAGGCCTCCGGTTTATTACCGAAGCTCACGACAAAGTTACCATTCACCGCGGTAAACAGGAGCAGGAAGAAGGCGAAATGGAACGCTGGTCGGCTATTGACAAGGCCACTGCCGAATTGCGCGAAGAAATGCGCGAAACACTTATGGAAATGCAGCGCCAACACAACCAACTGCCCGAACAGCATGGACTTGTAACTCCTGGCATCAAGGGGCTGAAAAAAGACAAAACGAAAAAGGTAAAACAACCTGCCGACAATTTCGGACGCCTGCAAAAAGCTATGAGCAACGTGGTAATGGCCAATGATGAAAATTACGAAGAAGATAATTTATACGATTTAATGTAAAACAAATCCCGGCTTCCAAAAAAAGCAGCGGAAAGCCGGGACTTAAACAAAAAACAAAGATATGGAAAATTTTGAAAAACAAAAAGTGGTGAACAAACTGGCAGCTTATTGTGCCAGGTTCGACAGTCAAAACCGTGCAGCCAAAAGCCTTAAAGGCGTTAGCGCTGCAACCGTTAGCCAAATGGTAAACGGCAAATGGGAGTTAATTAAAGACGAAATGTGGCGCAACGTGGCCGCTCAAATCGGTTACACCGCCGAAAAGTGGAACATTGCCGAAACCCGCGACTTTAAACTCCTTACCCAGTTGCTCAACTATTCCAAACAAAAATCAAAAGTCTCCTTCATCACCGGCGCTGCCGGATCGGGCAAAACCGAAACCATTAAACATTTTGCAGCCGAAAACAAACGGGTGCACGTGGTAAAATGCAACGATTTCTGGAACCGAAAAACATTCCTGGGCGAATTACTAACCGTTATGGGCCTCGATTCATCAGGCCTTACCATGTACGAAATGATGAGCGTTATTATTCGCAGCATCAAACAACAGGATCGCCCCATTATTATTCTCGATGAAGCCGATAAACTCAGTGACCAGTTGCTTTACTTTTTCATCACCTTGTATAACAACCTCGAAGATCATTGCAGCATTATAATGATTGCCACATCCTTTTTACAACGCAGAATGGAACGCGGCATCAGGCTCGGTAAAAAAGGCTATCCCGAAATTTACTCCCGTGGCGGAAGAAAGTTTATTGAACTGAAAGGAGTAGGATCAGCAGATGTGCGCGCGGTGTGCATCGCCAACGGCGTTACCGAACCGAAAGCCATTAAGGAAATTTTCGAAGATTCAGTGAACGACCTTCGCCGGGTTAAGGCAAAAATTGAAGCATATAAAGAGTTTGTAAAACCTGTTAACAACCTCAATTAATATGGCCGAAAAGAAGCTAAACAGGGCAATATCTGTTAGTCAGTTAGAAACCATGACCTTCAACGAACTCCCGTTCGAAGGTGATTTTTTCAATCTGGTTGGCGAACCCGAAATTAGCGGATCATGGCTCGTGTGGGGCGACAGCGGCAACGGAAAAACCCGCTTCGCCCTGCAACTCTGCAAATACCTGGGCAACTTCTGCCGGGTAGCCTACAACAGCATGGAAGAAGGCGCTTCAAAAAGCATGAAAAAAGCATTTCGCGAAGTGGGAATGAACGAAGTGAAACGCCGCGTAATCCTGCTCGATAATGAACCGGTTGACGAACTAAAAGACCGGCTCAGGAAACGCCGAAGCCCTGATGTGGTTGTACTCGACTCCATTCAGTATTCGGGAATGAACTACCGCGATTATCGCGCCTTGCGCAGCGAATTCAGCAATAAGCTTTTCATTCTTATTTCTCATGCCGATGGGAAAAACCCGGCAGGCCGTACGGCAAAAAGCATTCGTTACGATGCCTTTGTAAAAATCCGGATCGAAGGCTACAAGGCTTTTGCATTGAGCCGCTACGGTGGCGGTCAGCCTTACACCATTTGGCGCGAAGGCGCAAAAATGTATTACAACGAAGACATTTAAAAACAACAGCATGAACAATTCACTATTAAAAACAATCGAATCTGCCGCGGTTCAAAAGGTAACCCGGAAGATTGCAACCAACGCCGACCGCCTCACCGGTTTGTGGTTCGATGCCGGTTTGGAATATTTACAAATTCTGAAAACCCGCATCCGACGCAAACGGGTGTTCGATGCTCAGTTCAGGCCAATGATTCACCGCAATTCCGACTTCGGAAAACTGCAACCCGAACAGGTATTTGAGCAAATTAAAAAATCAGACGCCTTCTGGCAATGGTGGGCCACTCAATTGTGGTGCATTTGCACCGAAAATGAACCCGGTTCAATAACCGAACTGGCCTATTTGCTCGAATTTAACGAACAGCTTATACCTCAATTTATCCTTAAAAAAATCTTTTATGGCGAACAAAAACATCACTCAGGATCAGCAACTGGCCTACCACCTGCAGCTAAAACTGGAAGCGCTGCAAAAAAGGCAAACCAGGCTGCTAAAAGAGTTGAAAGCCGGGTTTAGTACCGAAAAATTTCGGCAAATAAACATCATTCAAAACAGTATTGAATGCTGTTTAAACCGGCAAAAAGGAAAATTTATTGATGCAAGAAGCGAATTTGAATTAAAAACAAACGGATATGATAGCAAGATTACACATGACAGATGACATGCTTTCTGATTTTTTCAGAAAAGCCGGTTACAAAACCGAAATGGTTGAAGTGTCCTACTGGGTACCTGCATACCACAACCGCAGTGAGGAAACTACCCGCATGGAGCTACATGCAGTTATACATGGCCGCCATTTTCCTGCTGCCGAACTTTTCGAAAATATACTGCTGCTTATGGCGGTTCAGCCCGAAACATCGGGCATTCAGCACACGCAGGAATATATAAATATCAGTGTTTTAACTTAAAATTTACATCAAAATGACCAATAACAAAGCAATTTTACCGGCCATTGAGCCGGGAGTCCTTAAAACTTTTACCGGCAAAATGATTAACGTTTTCGAACCCGATCCGGAACTTATCTGCATCGAAGACATTGCACACGCTCTGAGCAACCTGTGCCGGTTTGGAGGCCACACGCCAAAGTTTTACAGCGTGGCCGAACACAGCATCAGGGTAGCGCACACCGTTTCGTACAAGTACCGGATGGCTGCCCTGCTTCACGATGCCAGCGAAGCCTATATGGTTGACATCCCGTCGCCCATTAAGTACTTCATTCCAAAATACCAGGAATACGAACAAAATTTGATGGCCGCCATTGCCGAAAAGTTTTGGTTTCAATATCCGCTACCCTCAGAGGTTGCCAATGCCGACAAAAAACTACTTGAAATTGAATGGGGCGAAATGATGACCGACGATCCTATTATTCGCCCGGAACCCATGCGCCCCGAAGAAGCTGAACAACGCTTTTTAAATTATTTCGAATTCCAGTCACTTAATTATTAACATAAAACAACAGTAAAAATGAAAAAATTTGAATTTGAAAAACTCACACCCGAAGAAAAAAGGGCTTTGCGTGAACAGCTTGAAGCCGAAGAACGGGCCGAAAAAGAAGCCGAAAAAAGGCTTCGCGAAGATTACAACGCGCTGAAAGATGAACAGGTAAAAGCCACGTTCAAAAAGCTGCAAAACATTTCTTCCAACCTCGAAGAACAGAAAATAGACATTTTCAACCAGTTTGGCAGCCTTATTTCCATGAAAAAGGAAATTTACAACCTTTCCGAAGAACAGCTTGACCTGCAGCAATCGCACACATTTACAACCAACAACGGAAAAGTTTCAATCATTATAGGTTCAAATGTAATTGACCGTTGGAGCGATGATGTAGGCGTTGGCATCGAGCGCATAAACAAGTGGCTCGACCAGCTTGTCACCGATGAACGCAGCAAACAAATTGTTGCCATAATCCGCGATTTGCTCAAACCAAACAAAGACGGAGTACTGAAAGCCAGCCGCGTGCTCGAATTGGGCAAAAAAGCCCGCGAAATGAACGACAAAGAGTTGATTGAAGCCGTTGATTTCATTCAGTCGCAATATAAACCGGTGAAAACAAGCACCTACGTAAAAGCCAAATACCTCGATGAAAATGCACAGTGGCAATGGCTTGCTTTATCCATGTCAGCAGTATAGTTATGATGTCAACAGCAACCATAATAATCATTGCCGCGTTAGCGCTCATTCTTATGGCAGTTTTTGCCGAGTGCTGGTGCCAGGACGTGAAAAAAGAAAGGTTTCGCGCCAACCTTAAACCAGGGCAGCGAGTGCGTTACTCCAAAGGGCCTTTTTTATATCACGGCATTGTTCTGGAAACAGGAAATGAAGCAGTCAGGTTAATTGACATCACGTCAATGAATAAGATTAATGTAAGCATCTGGAACATTTACGAATTGTAATAAATGCCAACGGCGGGCATAAACGCCGGCGTTCTTTTTATCATCACCAGCCGGGAGAGGTATTTAAGTTGAATTTGATTGATTGAACATACCTTCTCCTCTCCCGGCATTTGGAACGGTGGCGAAATTGGCGAACGACCAAGGTGCACATTGAGGTGAATGATTTGGTGAAAACCCAAAGGGAATTAAAACTTACGAATAATCACATGCAGGTTCGAATCCTGCCCGTTCCACAAGTTCATTATTTTTTTTCACCTTAAAATTAGTATCAAAATGAAAACATCAATTATTATTTTACTGGCCATTATCGCTTTTGCAGGTTGCAAAGGCCCCGGCCAATTGGTTTCAACAGGTTACCTGGTAACCGTAAGCGAAGGAATAAAAACAGACTGGGAAAAACTACCCACCACGGCAGAGGTTGACAGTTTTGTTTACGAACAAACCGGACTCACACTTAATACCGACAGCCTGATGGAAAGCCGGTACCCTTTCTTCCAGTTCCGCAACGGCACGTTCGACATTTATGTTGAAAAAAAAGCCGTTTACCAGCGTCGCAAAAACAGCAAAAAACGCTGGCGGGTATATGACAATAAAACAGCAATTAATTAACATTTAAAAATCATTTTATGCAAAAGAAACAAGGAACTCTAATTAAGCAGACCGACAAAGACGGCAAAACCTTTTATGTTGACAATGCAACCGGAAAACCGGTAAGACTTACACGCATTACCGGAAGGGCTCAGACAAAAATGCCCGACTATGTTTTCAGAACATTCCGTAAACCGGCTCCAACTGTGTTAGACCGCTTATTGTTCGGATAATCACAATTTAACAATTTATCAATTTCACAATTTAAAATCAACAGCAATGAAAAATTATTTCGAAGCAAAATTAAAGTACGAAAAAGTTGACCAAAACGGTCGCGAAAGAAAAGTAACCGAAACCTTTTTACTCGAAGCGGTTTCGTTTTCCGATGCCGAAGCAGTTATGACAGGTCATGGCGAAACGGTCTGCAAAGGCCTTTTCGAAGTGAAAAACATTAAGGAAAGTAACGTGGACAACGTGCTCAACCTCGATGGTGATTACGCATTTAAAGCAAAAATTACAACCTTAGCCATTGACGAAGAAAACGGGCGCGAAAAACGCTTTGTCTCCTGGTGGCTGGTGTTCGCCGATGACTTTTACGACGCTTTCCGTAAAATTCAAATCGAACTCGAAAGCCTGGTTGTTCCGGCCCAGGTTGAATCCATGGCTGCAAGTCCTGTTATTGAATTGATAGACGCATTTTAAGTTATGAAAATTTCAATTTACGCAATACCAGGAATTCAAATAACCTCGAAAAGCAATGTAATTAACAATGCTGTTAGCCAGGTGTTTGAAATTCCCAAAGAGTCCATGATGGAAAGAACTCGTAAACGCGAGGTGGTTGAGCCGAGGCAGGTAGCCATGTATTTTCATAAAAAATACACGAAATACGGTGTGAATAGTATAGGCAAATTATTTGGCGGATATCACCATGCAACGGTACTACATGCTTGTAAAACAGTTGAATCATTGTGCCAGGTAGATAAAATCTTTGCAAATAAAGTAAGGCTTGTTAAACTATTAATTGTATAAAAAAAATGAACATTATTGAAAAAGCAAAACACAGGCGGTTGATGACTCTGCTCAGTAAAGCAGGGTTCGACGATGAAGCCCGGCACCAGTTGGTTTTCACATGGACAAATGGCCGTACCGAAAGCACCCGCCAGCTTACCGAAGAAGAACTGAGCGACATCGTTTGGAAACTCGAAAACGACCAGACTTTTTCAGCCAGTCCGCAACATACAGTCAATGCCATGATGCTGGTTGCCATTCGCCAAAAGCGCAGCACCGTGCTTACCATTGCCCAGCGCTGCGGCATACACGAAGGAACCAATTTCGAAAAATTCAACTCCTTCATGGCAAACCGCAGCATCTACAAAAAAAAGCTTACCGAATACACTTTCACCGAACTCGATGAGCTAATAAAGCAAATGCACAAGCTCGAAGCCAACTTTAAGCGAAGCGCCAAAAAAGCATACAGCAAGGCCTGGCACAAACACCACGGCATTCCGGAAACAAGTAAAAATTAAAATTATGGAAAAACGAAAAAAACAAAACGAAGATTCAGCCCTGTGGCGTGTTGTAGCACCGTTTTAATGTGCTACAACGGTTGCAACATGAATAGTTGGCATTTGCTGACCATCCGAGTTACACCGCCTTATCTGCCAATTATTTATGTTGCGTGTTAGCTGTCTGGCGGGATTATCTTATACAAAAGTTGATTAAATGAACAAATAAAAAAAGCGAAGCGTGGGAAAAAATTTAGATTTATTTGGAAATG